ATCTTGCGGTAAAGGTATAAAATCTATTTGTTCATATAAACCTTTTGTCTTTTCATGCTGTCTGTATTGCTCTTTTATATTGTGCAATTCTTCTAGCTTTAACAACTCATCTATTTTATTTTGTAATTTATTTGTCATAGTTTCCTTTTTATTGGTTAATTGTGGCGATTTAATGACCATATTATAGATAATACACCAAAAGAAATAAGAACTTTCAATTCCATTGGTGCATTTAAAAATATTTCAATCATTTATTTCCTCGCTTTCTTTTATTTCTGTTGATGTTATATCTCTACAATTACAACACCAATATTCAATTTGTTTTGTATTATTTGGATTGATAACTATTTCATCACTATAACAATCAGAACATACTTCATTTTTTTGTATTTCCATTATTTCTCGCTTTCTATTTGTTTAATTATGCTGATTTTCTTTCTAATATTTCTGTGTGATGTTTCCAATCAATTAAAGCTATATAATCTAAATTGGCAAGTTGTTTTAAATCTTGATCTTTCCATGCGTCAAGAATTTTATCTTTGTAATTTTCAACAACTGATTGAGAGTACAAACAAGATTTTTTAATTCTTAATAAATCTTTTACTTTCCATTTTTCAACATTTAACAAACTTTCTGCAATATGTTTTACTGTAAACATTTTTGCACAATCATTTATAGATGCTTCAAAATCGTTTGCAGGTCTATTATATCTGTGTCTTTTTTCGTCTTTTTTATTCATATCAAAGATTTCATCTCTGTATGGTGTCCACGTTATATTACTTAAAACGTGTAATTTGCTATATGCTTGATCTATTCTTTTTTTGATTTGTTTTTGTTCCTTGTTCATTTTAGTTTCCTTTATTTGTTAGTTATTATTTAATAAATTTAATTTGTTTTTGTGTCAATTTTGTGGCATGAAATCCAACAGCCTCAAGATCACTTGTAAAGAATTGACAAGTATCACATCTTTCAATGTGTGGTTTATGATAAGGGTCATTTTTTGCAATTAATCCACTACTTTCAACATCTTGAAAATATCCATGACCCTGACAATCTTTACATTTATTTATTTTGTGTTTATATTTTTGCATAGTTTCCTTTGTTTGATTTGTTTTAAACATAGCTAACAATAATCAATCAATGTGTTTAGATTATGGCATGATGTAAATTAATTATGTGTGATATAATTGCAACAGTATTAGATTGTAATGGTTCTAATGTAATGAGTTGATAAAGATCGTATTCATTATTAAAGCGACTTTGTTTTTTCTCTACGAGTTAGAGATCGGACTATATAACTTCCGATAATATAAAGTTATCGGATTACTATTGTTAATCTTAAAGTATCACTAATCTATAAAAGATATGTTTTTAGGTTTACGGGGTAAATTTAAGGAACGTGCGAGGGGGGTATACCCCAAAATATGACATAACTTTTTACTATATATATACACCGAACATTTTCACAAACACACAGACAGTTCTCCTAAAACAACCCACCCCCTTTTATCCACACTTAATTTAAATTTTTAATTTTACTATTTTTTTTAAATACACTAAATGTAGTATATGGATTACTTAGACTTGGATAATGTAGAATCAGTTTGCTTTATTGAAGAAGGCACTAACAATGTTATCATTAAGTTTTATGGTTTTAAAAATCCTAAAGCATCAGAACTATTTAGTGTTCATGCTATGGATAAACTAGAATTTGATTACATACCAAATGATGAGTATAGGAATAGCTCTATACACTAAATATGGAAATTAAGATTCCCTACACACCAAGAAAGCATCAGAGTTACTTACACCAACAGATTGATAAACATAGATGGAGTGTGCTAGTCTGTCACAGGAGATTCGGAAAAACAGTATGTATGATTAACCACCTCATTAAGTCAGCTCTTACTTGTAAAGAAAAGAATCCTAGATTTGCCTATCTTGCTCCAACCTTTAAACAAGCAAAGAGTATTGCATGGGATTACATGAAACAATTTACCGACAAGATACCTAATACAAAATTTAATGAAACTGAACTTAGAGTTGATTTACCCAATGGTGCTAGAATAACATTACTTGGTTCAGATTCTCCAGATGGATTAAGAGGTATCTATCTTGATGGCTGCGTTATAGATGAATATGCTAACGTCAACAGTAGGTTGTTTCCAGAGATAATTAGACCAGCTCTATCTGATCGTAAAGGCTACTGTGTCTTTATTGGTACACCTGCTGGAATGAACAACAACTTCTATGAATTATATAATCATGCTAATGGAGCAGAGGATTGGTTTAATTACAAAGCTAAAGCATCAGATACTAAAATTGTAGATGATGATGAGTTGGTCAAGGCAAAAGAAGTAATGGGTGAGAAGAAATACAACCAAGAATTTGAGTGCGATTGGATTGCCAACATTGAGGGAGCTGTCTATGGGGATGTAATTGGCAAAATGGATGATGATAAACAATTAACAAGAGTACCTTATGATCCTGCATTACCAGTATCTACAGCATGGGATTTAGGTGTAGCGGACCATAGTTCAATAATATTTTACCAACAAAATGCAAATGCTATTAACATAATTGATTACCATGAAGAAAGAGGTAAGGGATTACCATATTACATTAAGATGATTGATAACAAAGAATATGTTTACAAAGATCACTTTGCACCACACGACATTGAAGTAACAGAGTTTGGCAATGGCAAGACCCGGAGAGAGGTTGCCACACAATTAGGATTAAGGTTTAAGGTAGTTCCCAAAATTCCATTAGAAGATGGCATCCACGCAACAACAATGACGTTACCAAGATGTTACATAGATACAAACCATTGCAAAAAGTTAATAGATGCGTTAAGACATTACCACAGGAGATATGTAGATAAAGATAGAATGTTTAAAACAAAGCCTGTACACGATTGGAGTTCACACGCAGCGGATGCTATGAGGTATCTAGCGGTGGGACTTCAAGAAATAAATACTAGACAAACTGCTCCACAAAGTATAGCAGATAATAGTTATCAAATTATTTAATAGGAAAATAAAATGGGTTCAATATTTAAACCAAAAGCACCACCATTGCCACCACCAGCTCCAGTAATAGAAGCTCCATCTTCAGAAATTTCTGACGAAGAAAAAGCACAAATTAAAAAAGACAAAGATGCTGTGGCAAGAAAAAGAAAAGGTAGAAGATCAACAATACTAACTGGTCCTCTTGGCATACAAGAAGATAACGAAGATGCAACTAATACGTTGCTAGGAAAGAATTAACATGGGTGGTTCAAACACAGGTGGCGGAGCAGGTGGAAATACTGGAGCAGATGCAGGATTTTTTATTTCAGAACAAGAAAAAAAAGATAAAAAGAAAAAAGAACAACAAAAAATAAACGACAGTTTGGCTGGTGAATCAGATTATCAAGGAGATGTAAACCCTCAAAAAAAACCAAAAAAAAAAGCTACCATAACATATGATGATGGTGGTCAAAGTGCAGGTGCAGAATCTGGAAACAATACTATTACTCAAGTAACTAAAACCGCACCAACAGAAGCAGAAGTAAGTCAAGCAACAACAACAGAAGCAGACGCTGATACAGAAGCAAACAGATTATTAAAAATTAAAAAAAGAGGAAGAAAAATGACAATGATGTCTGGATCACAAGGTGTTACAAAAACATCAGCAGATTATTCGTTAGGTAAAAAAAGTTTATTAGGAATAGTATAATGGCATTAACAGATAGACAAAAAACAACTTTAAAAAAACATAGTGTTCATCATTCTACAAAACATATGAAAGATATGAAAGTATCTATGAACAAAGGAATAAGTTTTACAGCAGCACATAAAATTGCACTTAAAAAAAAAGGTAAGTAATGGCAAAAACAGAAACAACTACAAAGTTACTAGCAAGGTTTGGCAGACTAAATTCACAAAGAGCTAACTGGGAAAATCATTGGCAAGAAGTTGCTGACTACATGATGCCAAGAAAAGCAAACATTACCAAAAAAAGATCAAGAGGAGATAAAAGAAATGAATTAATTTTTGATTCATCACCTCTACAAGCATTAGAATTATTAGCAGCATCACTACATGGCATGATGACTAATCCATCAACACCTTGGTTTACTCTTAAATTTAAAAATGCACAAATGGATCAAAATGATGAAGCTAAACTTTGGTTAGAAAGTGTAACTGCAGATATGTACACAGCATTTAATAGATCAAACTTTCAACAAGAAATTTTTGAATTGTACCATGATCTAATTACATTTGGTACTGCAGCAATGTACATAGAAGAAGATGATGAAGATTTATTAAAATTTTCCACAAAACATATTGCTGAAATATTTATAGCTGAAGATGACAAAGGTAGAATAGATACTGTATACAGAAAGTTTACTTTATCTGCTAGAGCTTTAGTGCAACAGTTTGGTGATAAGGTTTCACAAAACATAAAAGTCACAGCTGAAAAAGACCCATACCAAGATATAGATGTTTTACATTGTGTTTATCCAAGAGCAGATTTTAATCCTAAATTAAAAGACAAAGAGAATATGCCATTTGAATCTGTGTATTTAGAAATGGGTAGTGGTAACGAATTATCTATGTCTGGATTTAAAGAGTTTCCTTATGTAGTTCCAAGATATTTAAAAGCATCACACGAAATTTATGGCAGATCACCTGCAATGACAGCCTTACCAGATGTTAAGATGTTAAATGAAATGTCTAAAACGACAATCAAAGCTGCACAGAAACAAGTTGACCCACCACTATTAGTTCCGGATGATGGTTTTTTACTGCCTGTAAGAACTGTACCGGGTGGATTAAACTTTTATAGAAGTGGTACAAGAGATAGAATTGAACCATTAAACATTGGTGCAAATAATCCATTAGGTTTAAACATGGAAGAACAAAGAAGAAATGCTATTAGAGAAGTATTTTATGTAAACCAATTACAATTACAACAAGGTCCACAAATGACAGCTACAGAAGTTGTACAAAGAAACGAAGAGAAAATGAGATTACTTGGACCAGTATTAGGTAGACTACAATCTGAATTATTAAAACCATTAATTGATAGATGTTTTAATATTCTATTAAGAAAAAATCAATTTGCCGAAGCACCAGAATTTTTATCGGGTCAAGATGTAGAAATAGAATATGTTTCTCCATTAGCTAAAGCACAAAAATCTACAGAACTTTCATCAATAACTAGAGCATTAGAAATACTAGGAGGTCTAGCAAATGTAGCACCTGTATTTGATTATATTAACTTTGACGCATTAGTTAAACACGTTGCAGATATAGTTGGTATGCCACAGAAGTTATTAAAACTACAATCGCAAGTTAATGCTGAAAGAGAAGAACAAGCAGCACAAGCTGAACAACAACAACAAATGGCACAGATGCAACAGGTTGCACAAGCCGGGGGACAAATCGCACCACTAGCAAAGGCATTACCGGAAGAAGCAAAAGCCTTAGTGGAGTAA